TGGCACGCCTTGGACGCGTGGCGCGCACCTACCGGCAAGTGCAAGGTCCGAAAGGAGGGGGTGACGATTGTTTACCAAGCGCCGCCCAGTAATGCCTCTGGCCGCGATGATACGGCATTGGCCAATGCTCTCTTCAACGGACTATGCCTGGCCGCCGCTTTTGCCGCCGAGTTGTCGGGGGTTGAGATTGAGGATCTCTCCCCTGATCACCTGTGCTTGGCTGAGCGATGGTGCAAGATCTCTGTCGTTGGCGATGATTCGCTCGTCGGCTGTGACTTCGATGTGTCGCGCTACAACCCTGTGAGACATTTGCGTCGGTTTGGCCTTGTTGTCAAGTCCGAACATTCTTCTTACTTGGGTAACGTGACATACCTGGGGCAGATGCCCTATTTGGTGGACGGCAGATGGTTGTGGGGGCCCACTTTGGGTCGTTGTCTTTACAAGGCATTTTGGCAATTGGAACGTGATTCGCACCCCGTCGCTTGGCTTCGCGGTGTAGCCCAGCAGCTCTCCCTTTTTCGGCATGTGCCCGTTCTTGCTGAGTTTGCTGATCGCGTCCTGCTGCTTACCCGTGGTCCCACCACCCCTGTCACCCGTGATCCCAACAGGCCATGGACGATGCGTGATCGTCGGACTGCGCCTTGGGATCCGGTCACCTTGTTGCATCTTTCCAGGCGGTATGGCGCTACACCTGAGTTGATCCTGGGTGACATTGCACTCGTTCAGAGGGTTACCACGCTCCCTTGCGTTGGTCGCTTTCCATTTCTGAACATGTGCGTCACCCAGGACGACAACTGAGCGCCGTCCCGCCGCCCCCTAGCCGAATCTTTGGGCCAGACTTCGTCTATACGACTGGCCGCCTATTTTCCGTTGTCGGTCCCCGGGGGGGCACGTGCTTGCGTAGCCACTGCCCCATGCACGGAACAAAGATTTCTGATCGTATTAAGCTTAACCCTGCAGGCCTCTCTGAGCTTGCACGTAGTGTTGCTTTACCTAAAGAAAACCCAGCCAGGCGCTTGCCCTCCTTTCCTCACGTTTCCCGCACTGCCGTTGTCTCTTTGGAGCATACTGGCACTGCTGGGACTTCAACGTCGAAGATTCTGCGCGCCTCTCTGGCCCGATTTCCTGCAGCTCCATTATGGTTGCCACAGGATTTCCCGGACCGTCGTGCTGGCTTTTTCAATGATTCTTTGTTCACTGCGTACCATTCACCATCGACCTCACGGACGCTCTCGCTTTTTGGTGCATCTCAACATGCTGTTTTCATCACTTACGGTGGTATCGATTTTTCATTGTATCCTCAGAACGGCGCCTTCTTTGTGCAGTCCTGGGGTGCTAACTCTGACGTCGTGGCTACCGCTTTGGTGTTTTCCGACGAAGATCCGGGTGCTCTTGTTACGAGGGAGTTTACCTTCAATGCAGTTCAGA